AACTTATCATGGTATAAATCATATAGACACAAACTCCTATTGCCTTAAGACAAGTATTGCTGTAAAATTGGCTTCAGCGTGGCATGGTGGTTGGGGCCAAGATAGAGTATTTCTACAAGCAGTAACACAGCATTTTCCTAAATGGGATTGCACAAATGAATATACGGTAAGTTACCGTGTTGACGGAGGTAAAGGTTCTGTAACAGAAGAATTCTTTATCAATGGTAATGAAATAATGAATAAAAAATATGATGGAGGTTTCCCGTGGAGAAAAAAGACCTAATAATAGGCGCATTTACAAATTACAATTTTAACCAACTAAAACCTTGGGTTGAATCTATAGAAGAATGTGGATTCAAAGGTGACAAGCTTATGATTATGGGTAATCATTCTCCAGAAACTTTACATGAACTAGAGAAAAGGAATTTCTTTTTGGTTGAAATGCCAAAACTAAATGTGCCAGTCCATGTGTTACGGTTCTTGGCAATCTATGATTACCTCAAAGATGTTGATTCACATTATCGTTATGTGGTCACCACAGATGTTAAGGATGTTTATTTCCAAACTAATCCAATAGATTGGTTGGAAGAAAATTTAGGTGAAAAGAAATTAGTTGCTGGTTCGGAAGGTATGTTATACAAAGATGAACCATGGGGTAATGATAATTTATTCCAAACGTATGGCAACTATGTTCACGAATTGTTTAAAAATAACAAGATATATAATGTAGGAACAATTGGTGGTGAGGCTGAGTATGTTAAAGACCTAGTGTTTAATATATTCACCAATGCAACCAATAGACCTATACCCATCGTTGACCAAGCCGTATATAATGTGTTATTACAAACTCAACCTTATAAAGATGTAACATTGTTTGCCGACCAATGGTTAGGTTGGGCTTGTCAAGCAGGCACAACTGTGGATCCATCAAAGATTAATGCTTTCAGGCCTTATTTGGTGGAAAAAGAACCAGTATTTAAAGATGGTAAAGTTTTAACTTCACTTGGACGTCCATTTTCTATTGTGCATCAGTATGATAGAGTTCCTGAATGGAAACAATTTGTAGCTGGAAAATATAATCAGGAAGACCAATCAAACTTTTTTACATACAGGACAAATTAATGAAAACGCTGAAAGAAATTTATAATCAAACAGCCAGAGAAGAACCAGGTTGGGCTGATAAAGGAACTGTACATTCATATATTGAAGAATACTATGAGAGTAATTTAGCTCCATATAGAGGCACTAAGAATAATGTTTTAGAGATTGGTATTTGTTATGGCGATTCAATGAATATGTGGAGAGAATACTTTCATTCAGCTAAAGAAGTAATTGGTGTTGATGTTGAAAATAGAGGAGCTAATTGTCCTAATTGTAGATTGTTATATGCTGATGGAACACAACCTGAAACATTTAAAGATGTGCATAACTTGGATGTAATCATCGATGACGGTTCTCATTTACCTATTCACCAAATAAAATCTTTTGAGGTACTCTGGCCTAAATTAAATGAAGGTGGAATCTACATTATAGAAGATGTTGATGGTAAATATTTTGATAGAGGTATGTTTTCAAATTTACATCCAAATGCCGTTGTACATGACCTTAGAGGTGTAAAAGGTAGGTATGATGATATTATTATTGCAATCAAAAAGGTAAAAGAAGAAATGGATTTTGAAAAGCAATATCAAGATGCTTGTGCAAAAGTTACAGATATACATGAACATCTACCTGTTTTATCCGAATTGACTTCACAATGTGCTCATGTTACCGAGATGGGTGTTGGTTGGGCTGAAAGCACCAAAGCATTCCTCAGGCACGATATTGAATTACATAGTTATGAGATTGCTCCACAACCTGGTATCGAAACTTTCTTTGCTAAAGCTAAAGAGTATGGTAGAAATGTGACCTTACATATTGCTGATACAAGAAAAGTGGAGATTGCAGAAACAGATTTATTGTTCCTTGATACATTACACCAGTATGAACAATTAAAAGAAGAACTCAGGTTACACGCAGATAAAACAAAGAAATATATAGTATTCCATGATACAACATTATATGCTGTAAATGGTGAGTTTGGTGGTAGTGGTATTTGGCCAGCGGTTCAAGAATTTATGGATTCACATTCTGAATGGGAGTTAGTGGAACGCAAAACAAATAATAATGGATTAACAATTTTAAAGAGAGTATAATGAAAATATTTATTACTGGTATTGCTGGTTTTCTTGGTAGTCACTTGGCAGATAGAATGATTGAACTTGGACATGAAGTAGTTGGTAATGATACCTTGATTGGTGGTTATCTACACAATGTTCCAGAAAAGGCAGAATTCTATCAGATTGATTGTTGTGATATGACGGTTATGTCCAAAGCAATGCAAGGTTGTGATGTTGTTATTCATGCAGCAGCCACAGCACATGAAGGTCTCTCTGTGTTTAGTCCTAGCTTTATAACAAGAAATATCTTTGAGGCTAGTGTTTCAACAATCACGGCCGCAATACAAAACAAAGTAAAAAGATTTGTTTTCTGTTCCTCTATGGCCAGATATGGTAATCAACCTAATCCATTTCTAGAAGTTAATCGTCCAACACCAATTGATCCATATGCTGTTGCTAAAGTTGCATCTGAAGATATACTTAAAATTTTAGGTGAAACTCATGGCATGGAGTGGAACATTGCTGTGCCACATAATATTGTGGGTCCAAGACAAAGGTATGATGATCCATTCCGTAATGTTATGAGTATTATGATTAACCGAAACTTACTCGGTAAACCTTCTATCATTTATGGTGATGGTTCACAGAGTCGGTGTTTTTCATATGTAACAGATTGTATTGTTTGTTTAGAGAAGATGGCATTGGATCCGAATATTGTTTATGAAACCATTAACATTGGTCCTGATGAAGAAACAACATCAATATTAACATTAGCTAATATGGTTGCCGAAGAATTAAATTTCCCTTTACCTCCAATACATATGGCAGATAGACCAAGAGAAGTGAAGCACGCAACCTGTTCTTCAGATAAAGCCAGACACTTGTTGGGTTACAAAACAACAACCGATTTGAAAACTGCAATTCGTGAAACGGCAAATTATGTTAAGAAACTAGGAGCTAAAGAATTTGATTATACCTATCCAGTAGAAATCATTTCCGAAAAAACTCCTAAAACATGGTCGGAAAGATTAATGTAATGGGTACTATATCATTTTGCCATCTTGCTTCAGCAGGTAAAAAAATATCTACTGAAAAAATTGTAGAGAATATTCGCCAACACTACCATGAATATTATTTCTTGGGTTCGGATGCAGCGGATGATTTATCAGATATTGCACAGAAATTCAATTGCCATTATACCTACTTTCCTGATAAAGTTGGTTATCCAAGTTATAATCTGGAAAAGGTGTTACTTTGGTTTGAAAGATTTAAACTGGCTTGCGAACAGACATACACATCACATATAATGATGGTTGAAGATGATGTTTGGATTAAAAAACTAATCACAGTTAAAGATGATTGGGAAATGGCAGGTTGGAATATTACAGTAGGGAATATCATTCCGGAAAACATCATAGATAGTATTACAGAATTCTCAGGTAAAAGACCATTAACAAATCAATATGGTTGTGGTGGTGGTTCGATATTTAAGATATCAACATTCTTAGAGAACTATGATAGAGTTATGGAGTGGTTTAAAAAGAATCACGATACGTTTCAGCCACAATATGGTCCACTTGGTTATATGGATTGTTATATGGTGGTTTTTTATATGTTATGTGGAAAAGACTATTCAGTTAATCCTTATTTGACTGATACACACCATCACAAAAATGATGGGTATGATTATGATAAATTTGTGAACGACCAAGCAGATAAGATAGAAATTATTAACAACTATAAGAGGTACTATTGGGTATGAACGACATAAGCATTGTTACAGCATTTTTTGATATTGGCCGTGGCAGTTGGACACCAGAGAATGGTTTGCCACATTACTTAGAACGAACAACAAAAACATATTTTGAACGATTTGCTCACATGGCAAGCTTGAAAAATGATATGGTTGTTTTCACTTCCGAAGATTTGTATGATAGAACACATAATCTATTGAAGCACAAGAAGTCTAATATTATTGTCCTAGATTTTCCTGACGATTTTTCTGGAGAAATTCAAAGAATTCGGAGTATACAGACCAATCCTAGTTTCAAAGCACAGATTGATCCAGCACAAGTTTTAAATCCAGAATACTGGTCACCAGAATATGTGTTGGTAAATAAAATGAAATCCTATTTTGTTAATTATGCCATTCAACATGAACTGATTGATAATGAGTTGGTTGCTTGGATGGACTTTGGATATTGCAGAGAAGAATCTACCTTAGGTGGTATTACCAACTGGCAGTATCCGTTTGATAAAAACAAAATACATTTCTTTAATATAAAAGAGTATACCAATACAGACCTTAAAATTATTATTGCCAATAATGATGTACATATTACTGGTCCATGTATAGTTGGAAGCACGACTACTTGGCCAAAGTTGGAAAAACTTGTGGATGAAAGCTTTAATGAATTGATTGGCCAAGGTTTAATTGATGATGACCAAACATTGTTATTGATGTCGTACCTAAAACAACCAGAATTATTCAAATTACATAAAGTTTCTCCTGATGATTGGTTCGTTGCTTTTAGGAATTATAATGAAAATAAAAATTGATTGTACTGCAAACTTAGGTGATTTTTGTAATGCTCTACCTGTAATTTCAGGTATATCAGATTATAGGAATGAAAATATACACCTCATTATTAGACCTGAGATGCGTAAATTTAATGGCATCAAAGAGTTTCTAAAATACCAACCTATGATTGAAGAAGTGGATTTCTCCGATGAACTAATCACTCTTGGAGATATTTTCACGTTGAGTTCATGGACTAGAATGGACCAAGAAGATAAAAATCGTCCAGTTGAAACCTGTCGGTATGAGAATTGGGTCAAGGATAATTACAGAATGTTATTTGAGGTTGATGATGATTTTGAGATACAAGTTGATCCAATGACCGATATTGCAATTGAGAATACGGACAAAACAATCATTGGTGACCGATGGAATCATGCAACTATTGATAAACGAAGAAACACCAATGTGGTTGAACATGGTGCCAATCCTGATCCATCCAAGGTGTTATACTTGGATTATACAAAACCAATTATGTATAATTTGAACCTAATCAAAAACAGTCCTCATCCTTTTGTTACTACATTTACTGGTATTGGCATTATTGCTGACCTGATGAACAAAGAAACTATAGTTTGTTGGGACGAAGATATGAGGACATGGGATAGTCATCCTGTTGAATTCGATTTCATTCGCCACTATTATGGTAATCGTAAAGGTAAATTAGTCCATGTGAAAGACTTGGCTATATGATTTATAACATTGAAAAAGGCACCTTTGGTGATTGTATTAGGAATGGAGATTTGATTGCTGTTGCAAATGTGGTTGAACATCTTAGAATAAATCAACCAGAAATGCAATTTCATATCAGAAAAGAAGCATTAAGTCCTGATAACTATGTCCAACAATTTTATAATTTCTTACTCAAACAATGTGACTATTTTACCGAGAATGTCGGCACAGAATCTCTACCATGGCGTAGAGTGAACCTTTGGGACTTTCGTGATATCATTGGTGATGTGGTAAAAATACCAAATACCACTAAGGCCGATTTTAAAGTTGTGGTAGCTCCTGTTTTCGATGCACCATACAATACTCATAGAAATTGGCCAGCACCAGTTTTTGAAAAGATATTAAAGTATTGTGAAAATGTATACCCTAAACAATTCGATAGAGTGCTCTGTATATCTCCTAACATTAAACTGGATGGTATAGACCTATCAAAGTGGCAAATTAGTACCGATTTCATTACGAATATCAACCACATTATGAGTGCCTCAACTTTTATTGGTGGTGATACCGGAACTTCCCATTTTGCTTGGGCGCTTGACACCGGACCTAAAGAACTGTTATACTATAACTCTAGTCGAGGACTTATACACACCTTACCATTCTATTTACTTAAAGGTAAAGGTCAAATGAGGACTTATTGGTTGGATTTTGAAAGGACAACATGGGGTTAAGCATTTCTTGTATCGACACATTGAATCACCATAAAACATCAAAAGCGTTGGAACGAACTTTGGTGACTTTAGGTGACAAGGTATCTAAAGTTTATTGGTTTAGTGATATTGATTATCCAGGTAATGCCGTTGTGAATTGGGTTAAAATCGAAGAAATGTCCAAGATACCAGACGATTATAATAGAGTTACGCTTGAATTAATACCACAAACCGTGGTAGAAGATTTCAATATTATTGTTCAATATGATGGATTTGCTGTAAACCCACAGGCCTGGACTAATGAGTTTTTAGAATATGATTATATTGGGGCTGTTTGGTCATGGCACCACGACAGATTTGGTAGTGAGAACCAAGTGGGTAACGGAGGGTTCTCTCTCAGAAGCAAAAAGTTATGTCAAGCACTCCTAGATTTTAAAATGATGGAGAAACCTCAGGAACAAGAAGATGATATGATTTGTAGGGTATATCGTAAAGAGTTGGAGGTCAATTATGGCATAAGATATAGTCCTAACCATCTAGCGGATAGGTTCAGTATCGAACATAATCTTAGTTCTCCGTGGTGTGGTAAAAGTTTAGGATTCCATGGTAATCATGGTGTGGCATCACATTATGGAGTGACTCTGTAAAACCGAACAATTTCGGCACTATGTATCGAACCCAATCTTTCTAAAGTTTCAACCAAGAAAAATAAATCTTGTATAAATAAGCAAACTAGCAACCAAAGTGTGTTGCAAATCTAGAGGGAAAACAATGTTATCATTTAAATCATTCTTATTGGAATCAGCTGACGAATCTGGTCAACTTAAACATATTACTCATGCTGAAGATAGACCATTGATGCACGGTCATGACGGCTTTGAACACGCAGTTGGAGCTTTAGAGAAAGCTCATGCTCATATCAAGGCAGGTCAACAAAGTTCCAACCTTACAATGAAATATGATGGTTCTCCATCATTAGTTTTTGGTCATCATCCTAAAACTGGTAAGTTCTTTGTTGCCACTAAATCAGCCTTCAATAAAGACCCTAAGATTAACCATACCGATAAAGACATTGAAAGAAATCACGGT